CGTTGTCCAGTTCCATAAACGGCGCTCCATCGGGCGTGGTTGAAGAAGAGATTGTCAACCCAGAAGCTGCCTGTTCCTGTGCCTGAGAAGTGCACGTCCCAGAAGACCTCGTTGATTGTCTCCCAGTTGAAGCCGTTGTCAACCCAGTTCCACTCGTTCTCGTATTTCTTGCCAGCGTTGAGCTGAATCAAAACCCACCTGTCGGCTTCGGCTATGTTGAACTCTCGGGTTGCCCATTTTCCAGCGTTGTCTTGAAGAGTGAGGGACGCCGCGCTGCTGAAGGAGGCTTCGCGGCTGATTTGAAACTGAACGCTTGGATACTTGTTGAGGCTTGGCTGCCAACCAGAGGGGATGATCAAGCGTAGTCGTCCATAATAGTCTGGCTCGCCCGTTGTGTGTTTTATGCTGTAGGTGCCTTTAGCTAGCGGTCGGTTGCAAGCGACACGCTTCCGGTGCCCGTGCCACTTTGCCAATCGTTTATGCCATCGCCGTTGATGTCTACGGTTTCAGTCCAAGAGTCTCCGTCAAGAGGATACTTTTTCTCTGCAGCGCCGTAGACATAGATTTTGTCCCTCTGGCGAAACACGTTTTTCTCATAAATGTAGCTTTCAATTCGCTCATCCAAGCTTACGTTTGAGGTTTTGCTGTTGCGTGGAAAGAACTCAAACTTGCCGTCTGGAGCCACTCGGAAGTCAAAGCCGATGACACCCGCCTTGTCTGCGGTTGCTGCTATGTATTTCAAGATGTCAAAGACGGGTGTGTTTTCGTATTCCAGTTTTGTGTAGGTCGTGTCCGTGTTCTCTATAAGCTCGGTTGAGTCGCGGACGTGGCTGAGACCAACATAGTTATCGATCAGGTCTTTGACTATGGCTTCACCCTTCATGTTCTCGTAGGTTTTGGTCACCAAACGTCTGAAAAGCCTCTCACCCCAGCCTCTTCCAGTAACCCGCACATAGCTTTGGATCGGCGAACCCATAAGCTGAACATTTTCCACACGCACCTGGGCAATCAACGGGTTGCTGGCTCCACGCCCGATATAGATGCGTCCGTCAACGCCTTCAGCGATCTCGTCGGAGCTTCCAGGACTGTATTTGCCATCCAGGTTTTGAAGCAGACAGTTGAAGCTTGAAACCTCATTTGTTTGCCCCAGATGCATGGTCAATTCAATGACGTCTTCTTGTGGCGGCGTAACTGTGCCAAAGACAAGAGCGCAAACAGGCAACGCCACACTCAATATTCAACACCCTTCCTGTAGAGCTCCTCTTCACCCGCACGCCTAACCGCTCGATATCTCGTGGGGGTTTCGGCGAGGCGAGCGTTGTATTCCGCCTGAGCGGCAGCGGCTTCCCGTGTCGTTGAGGCAAGCCAAGCCATATAGGCGGCGGTGGCAGCGATTAAGCCGACACCGAGAGTAAGCAGAGAGATTTTCATGGCTAAGCTGGCGTTGAGCAGCCAAGTAGCCACAGCAGCGGCTTTGGTTACGATTATGGCTTTTGCCTGAGCCAAACTATGAGCGACGGCTGCGCTGACGTTACCCCATTTAACAGCGCTTAACACAGCATAGGCGTCTTTTAGATTTCCAATCATTGTAATGACGCTTGGAATCACGGTGGCGGCAGCAAAAATGTAGCTTCGAGTTACTTCCCGCTGAGCCATCGCCAAACGAGCCTGCTTAACAGCCAAAAGCTCCTGATTCACAGAGATGCGCTTTAAAACCAGGTTGTACTCTTCTGTTCCAGTTTTGCCTTCCACGATTAGCTTGTTTAGTCGTCTCTGATACTCAGCGAGCGTGACATTTGTTTCGTTTACCTCCTTCGTGGCCGCCGCCACCGCAATCTGGGCGCTTTCAACACGGGTCCACACACCGTAGAGCGCTATGCCACTTGTGACGACACCACTCATCTTGAAGGCTAAATCCTTGAAGCTTACGCTTAAGCCACGAGCGTCTTCCTGAATGCGCTTGAACTCCGCACTGGCACGGTTCTGAGCCGTGACAGCTATGCTGATTTCGTGAAAGCTCAACCGCGACGCGCCTCCTCAATGGCTTGTTTAACGGCTTCTCCGATGACGCCGTCCAGCTGAGGCAGATGTCGCCGAAGGGCTCTCCACAGAAACCTGCGAGCCTTCATGTAGCGGGTTCCAAACTCGACGAACCAAGCGTAAGGCGCTGTGGCGCCAACCACGAGCATCCATTGCCGCACTTGGCTAAAGATGCTGCCTCTCAGGCGTCCAGTCCTTAGAGGAGCAAGCCTTCGAGCCTCCGCCGCTATGCGGGCTCCAACTTTAACGAGCTGGTTGTGAACATGCCTCTGCATGGCGAAGTCTAAGCCACGCATCTTGACCTGAAGTTGCTCAACGCCCCTAACATCAAGCTGAATCTCAACCAACGTTACAGTTCACCTCGCTTCTTAGAATGAAGATAGGCGCTGTGCAGAGCCATGCCAAAGACCAAGCCTGCCAGAAAAGCCGCGACTACATTGAAAAACTCGATCAACACCGAGCCTCCCGCTTCGCCTTAGTCATCTCCCGCTCTGTTTGACGGTCCATCTCGTTTAGGATGACGATGAACTCTTCGATGGTTTTGGCTGGCTGCTTGGCGAGCTGGTTTGGTGTCCATCCGAACTCTTTGCAGAGCCTGAAGGCTGTGAGGCTTGGATGAGGCTTGCCTCTCCGCATCGCCCGTAAGAGTTTTTTACTTCTTCGTGTGTGATGCCACAGAGTCTGTTAACTACTCGACTGAAAAGTTCGCCGAGACCGATAGGAATACCGTTTTCCTCGCTCAGCAACTTTTCAAGGGTTATCGGCTTGTTTTCAGGCTGCTCCTTCAGACTTGCCCAAATAGTTTCTGCCTGAATAGCGACAAAATCGCTACTGAGTACATTACCAGTTAACGGGTGATATTTCGTGTGTTTCTGAATGATACGATTGCGCTTAGCCCAGCTTATCTCTTGGAAAACGTAGCGTCCCTTATACTCCTCGCCGAAGCAGCTGTCAACCTCAACGATTTCTCTGCGCACTTTAAACCTCCTCCTTTTAGCTTATCAAAACGTCTCTGGCGACAAACCGTGCCTTTAAAGCCACAAGGTCTTCAATAGTTATTGGCGTGTTGACGTTTTCCCATTTGCAGTGTTTGAAAAGCGCCTTGTTGGCTCCGCCTAAGCCGAATTCGAGGCTGAATTCTGCATCGTTAACGATGTCATCGAATTCTTGTTTGCTTTCAAACTCGAAGGTTACTTCGCCGCTTAGATTTCGGTGTCTTTCGGGCAGATACTTCAGAACATGTCCAATATGCGCCTCAACTTTCCCGTTTGCGGCAACCGTGTAGCTGTAAGCCAGATTGTTCAGCATTGTTAAGTCGTTGTTTGTCGTGTCAACAGCGTTAACTATGTTCCACTCACTAGCGTTGTCGTCGCTGATTTTCACGATGTCTCCAGCCTTGAAAACAGAGGCATCCGCAACCGAAACAACCTTTTGACCAGATGCAGCGTCAGCATCCATGCTACTTGATTGATTCCTACGGATAACGGGCACCCGTTTGAAGTTGTTTTCTATGGTGAAGCTCCAGTCGGTGACGCGGTCAATTAGGGCTAATCCTGTGCCGTCTGCGGCTCCTCTCTTGACATAGCTTTCAAAGAACGGCACTGCACCCGCATAATCAGCATAAGTTGCACCAGTAACTTTCGAATTGCTCACAAGAAAATCTTTGGCAAGCAAGTCCACGGTTGCCTTAACAACTTCTTCAACGCTGCAGGACACAGTTACCTTGTCGATTCTGCAGCCGACATGTAACAAATCAACAATCACGTCGCTTTTTTCGTAGACCAACTCAATGCTTAGGGAATTCAAAGTTTGGACGTGTTGAAGAAAGCCTATAGGAGAGTCGCTTGGCAACGGATATCCGATTTTCAACGCCACTTGTCTCAAGCCCTTCCGCAGTGCTTGGAGGTCGCGGGACCCAACTCCGCGCACCTGGATTAATCCAGAATTCAACGGGGCTTCAACGCTTTCGGCTCTGATGCCCAGCATGTTTGGGTTAGCCGGCGTCACACCATAGCTGCTCTCTTGGACATAGTAGATTTTCGCCTCATGGGCTCCAAACGTGGTCATCCTCTTTCATTCCTCCTTCTCCTTTCGGGTTTCCAGCCTTACGACGAACACTGCAATGTTCGTCGTGGTAAGGTCCAGCCCGATCATGTTTCGTACACATCCTCAAAAAGCCAGGTTTGAACCAGAAACTCGGTGCGCCAAACAAAGGGTTTGACGCGCACCTCATCTTGGTCTCGGTAGCTGACAATGTCGCAATACGTGATGCCGTTAACCGCGACCATGCATAGGGCATAGTCACAATAGAGGACGGCTGGCGTAACGCCGTCAGAGTCGTTTGTGGTTTCAGCCAGAAGATAGACGTATCCAACGCCTGACGAATCCGTGTTTATGTAATCGGTGAGGTTAGAAGTCAAGGTTATCGTGACGGTCTCATCAGAGTCAGCTGTCCCACTCGCAGGCTTTTCCCATGCTGAAGTTTTATGGTTCCAAACGAGGATGGTGACGCCGTTGCCTGCTGGAGCAGTGCCGTAGCCCTCAAACTTCAAGACAATCTTCTTGACAACGTTCTCGTCTGAGTCGATTCGGAAACAGAAAAGCATCATGGCGTATTCAAATTCCACATTATGAGACTTGGAAAAACGGCTGTCATCGCTGTACCAGAGCTTTTCATATTCTGTGGCTGTTAGCTCGGTCCATGCGGCATCGGCTGGAGCAGGTCGACTTGCTGAGCCAGCGTGATAGGCTTTATGTGTGCCGGTTGCCGGACCAACGCTCCAAAAATCGTAATCCGTTTGATTCGGCTTGGTTCTCTTCTCCCGTATAATGCGAAGGATCTCCTCTCGCAGTTTCTCCCGCATTTTTCGTCCAGTTAAGCCCTGCTCAGGCTTGTCAACCGTCCAAATGTTCACAGAGAGGAAGCCCAAGCGTCTCCTGGTCTTGCCTGAGATGTCGAGTTTTTGGTCTTCGCTACCACGGGAAGGGTCAAAGCCCACTGTGACCTGTCCATCGTAGTTTTTCAGAAGCTCTCGGTCGTACCATTCGCGGCTGACATGGATTTTAGCCAGAGAGCCGTCGTCTCTGACCACCTGCATGTTTTTGTCTAAGAGCCGAACAAGAGTTGTTGCTTGGTCTTCAACTTCCGTCATCGTCCGAGAAGCCTCCTGCACACAGCCTTACGATAGGCTACGTCTCCCTGAAACGCAAACTCCTGAATGTCCAGAACCTCGTAGTCTACGCCTCTACGACGAACCTTGTCATGATGCCTTACAGGCGAAAAAACATGGATGACCAAGTAATCGTTAATCACATAACCGGGCTCCAAAAGAACCTCCTCAACCCTTGCAGGAGAAACCAATGCCTTGATTCCTATCCCTTCACCATAAGAAACCTTGTCAGCCGCCTCTCTAACCGGATAAAGAGTTACGTTTTCTCCCCTTGAATGCAGAATCTGGGTGAACCGCGTTATCGGATCCTCGTAGTTGAGATAGAAAAGGGAAAGCCACGCAACGGTTGCCATGGCTTTCTTGTTCTCCACATAGCTGTAGTCATCGAACTTGACACCCCAAAACATGAACTCCTCTTGATGCCTGTCGACGGCTTCCATGCTGAATTCAAAGCTGGACTTGTCATGATGCTTACGGATCTTCCACAAGATTCCAGCTGTGACAGCGTCATAGTAGTCGCTGGCTGGAAAACGCTTCACTACGTCGATGTAGCCAGCCCAGCAGATGGCGGGATTGTAGGCTGGATACTCAGGGCTCGCTCCGATACTGTTGATAAAGTTGTAGACTTTCTGAACGGTTGGGCTCCAGCCTTCATATTCATAAAGCCCCAGCAAAGCGTAGGCGAAGGGGTCGTCGTAAACCTCTGTTTCGTTAACTCCTGTTCTGTGCCATTTGCCGTCGCCGTTTGGAGGCGGACGATACTCCAGCCAGAGCTCTTCAAAACCAGAACATAGAAAACCAACCAGATCACTCATCATAGCTTCATAGACATCCTTGTTAGCCGGATCCTCCTCAACCAACATTTTCATGCCTATAAGCCCGTAGAGGTTTTCAATCTCTAACTCTGGAAGCCAGTCATCGTTAATGTCAACAGCCCTAGCGAAACCGCCATAGTACTTGTCATGGACTCCCAGCTCTGAAGGCCTATGCTGCATGTTATAGAGAAAAGTGGCTCCAGCCAGCTTAGCGGCATCAAGATAGGCGTTGTTATTTGTTAGCTTGTAAGCCTTGAGCAAAGCTGGAATAACTCGGCAAGCATCTACACTGTAATGATACGTGCTCGTTTCTGTGCTCTTAAAGCCGCCATAAGCTTCCTTTGACGGATCCGTGTTCTGCTGGGATAAAATCCAGTCTGCAAGGGAAACAATTTTGTCGTAAATCTCAGTTTGCCTAGCTGCGAATTGTTCGTTATGGTATGCCTCGAAAAGAAAATTGATTGGAAAGGCTGCAGCCAAAACGGCTTTTCCCAGGTTTAGGTCTGGACCGCCGTCAACTACGTAAAGGTAGGGGGCATAGTCCATTATGAACTGGTAATAGGCTTCTGGAACCTTCATTTTCACCCTCCGAGAAGACTTAAACCCTTAAGCCTGCTTAGAACTCGTTCAACTTCATCTTGCAAAACGCTCAACGGAGGAGCCTTGCTTACAACGCTTACGTTTTGGTCTCCAACCGAGAAGCTCAAGCCAACGGCGGAGCCGCCCGTAACATAGCAAATGGCGTAAATCGCTGCAAGTAAGGTGATGAACTCCTTTTCAGCATCCGAACAATCGGCGTGATCAATCTCTTTGCCGGTTTCGAGCTCAAGGGTGACCACAGCCCGCTTGATCATCTTGGTTATTTTCGAATCTGAGATTTCAGCCGAGCTGATGTTGATAACGTCGCGGACATCCTCAACTGTTACGCTTGCCATCTTCAAGCCTCCGCTTCCAAATATGAAAATAAGACCGAAATAAGGCTTTTTGACAAAAATAAACTGTCAAAAACCGTTAATTCATAAATGGCTGCTAAAAATCAACCGTTAGAAATTAACTGTTGTTTTCTGGGTTTTATAAGCGAGGTTTAAACTTTTGAGATAGGTCTGTCCAGCCTCAGTTATTTGATAAACACCCTTCTCTATTTTCTCTATGAAGCTCTTGTTAAGCAAATAGCGCATTCTGCTGCGGAAACGACTTGAAGTGGCGTATCTCTGACACGTTCCAAGCGTTTTCTTTTCCAAGTCCGACCAGTGAACACCCTCCACCGATTTCGCGAGAAACATTAAGATTGTTTTATCCATAAGGTCTTGCTGTTCCCTTCGACTAAGTTTCTTCGGCTCCATCAAGAGAGCCTCACCTCAACTGGAAGCTGAGCGCTGTGATAGTTACATACCGGACAAAATCTTACGATGCGGATAGGATGCTCCAAATCGCCCCGTGCGGTTCCAGAAACCACTCCAATAGGCCCGTACGTTTGCAGCGTCAGATCAGGCGTGTAAGGGTTCATTTTTGTGCCGTAGGGTCCTCTGCCGTGGTCTTGGGGGCAGTGTTCCCAGCAGTCGCAGACAGCCAAGTCGGCTGGTCTTCGCCTACAAAGCTTTTTGCCGCAGCGGGGACAGACACCGCAGGCGTAGCCAACTTTGACGGTCATATCATCACGCAACGAATGTCCCTGAGATTAGGTCGAACCAGCCGTAAGAATCATCAGCTTTCTTAACGCAGATGCAGACTTGGTCGGCTACGCCTGAGCCGCCTTCAACTCGTACCAAGGCTCCACGATAGGAGCTGTCAGGAGTTGGCAGGCTTGAAACGTTTCCTGTGTAATGATAGCGACTGAGAAATAAGTCTCGCCATTTCTTGTCGGACCTGCCTAAATCATAAGTGTTATCCACTTTTGCGATGACGCTCATCACCATTTCCATTGTTCTTGCGATGGCGTCTGCATCAAAAACTGTTGTTCCAACACCCCATTCATCCCAGTACATCCAGCTTAAAACTCTTGACTCAGCACCGCTGGCAAAAATGTCCCAGTAGGCGTCTGTAACGTCATCGTAGAGGCTGAAGCCGTCTTTTCCTAAATGAATCTTCTTCCATCGAAGATTTGACCTTCCGATATTGCCAGTATAGTCTGTTTTGGGTCTAAACTCGCCATCAACCACCAGGCGATAGCCGACTTCAAAAACCCAGTCTGTTTTCAGGGTTCGAGTTGCACTTCGATACAGATTAGCATAGTTTCCAAACCATATTTTGTTGTCTGTTCCCATTTGAATGTCGCTTATTAAGTCATCACTTAAATTAAGATATTTACCGTTCCATTTTCTTTCATTATTGCCTAAGAAACGTCCATCCTGATCTGGAAGCCAGTCGCCAATAGGCTTTGGGCAAGCGCAGGCTAAGCGTAATCGCGCCTAAACGCTTTTAACCCGCAAGACATCCTGGCTTATGCTTTCAAGCGCCTTAGTCAGCGCGTCAAGCTTCTCCCAAATCGCCTTCAGAGCTTCGTATCTGCGTTCCCACGTAACACCAGACAATTCTCATTATCTCCTTTTCAGGTTGAATCAAAAAACTGGGAAGATGAGATTACTACGTACATGTTGATGTACGTAGTGTGTTAAGGTTACAGGGTTGTTTTGATGTTGGTCATGCGGGCCACCGCCTTGCTGCGGAGAACACCAAAACCTATACGTTCGGTGGCAACTATGCCAAAGACACCGTTCTTGGGATCTTCGTAGGGCTCGGTTGTTATGTCGCGTCTTATCAGCATAACCCCCGCAACCGACTTTTCAACGGCGTGGGCTACGCCATTTGTGCAGAGGCTGCTCTTGTAGATTTTCATGGTTAAGGCTTGACCTATCAAGCCGCGTTCAAGCTCTGTCTCGCCGCTTGGCAGATACTGGCTATTGATGAATTCAGTTGCGGTGAAAAGCTGACTTGCCTGTTTCGGGTGCAGAATCAACGTGTCAGGATGAAAATCTTCGCTTTCAACGGCGTCCCACAGCGAGACGCATTTGCTCCAGCTCATGGCTGTTCCGCCTCCAGCAAGCTCGGCGCCAGTAGCTAAGTCAGAAGCCGATATTGCCGCGTAGAGACTTATGATCTTCTCGGTTTCCAGCTGCGCTATGGATCTGCCAAGTTCTTCGAGTTGACGGTTCATGACGTTCCACTTGGCGTCCTCGGCGAACTCTTGGGTCCACTCGACGCCGTCTTTCAAAACTACATTAACGTTGATGTCAACCCAGTCGTAGCGTTCTCCATGAATTCGAACTGTTTCGCCTTCGCTGCCCACATAGGCAACGCTCTTTTTGGCTCTTGGAAAACGCTCAAAGGCTTCACTGGTGGTTCTTACGTCGATGATGTTTCTCGCTATCAGGTTTGGCTTCGCCGCTTCAACAACAACGTCGTGGATTCTGCCCAAGGCGCCAGCCACGTCACTGAGAACGCCCTCCTTCATCCCAGCCCTCAGATACCGCAGAATGAAGGGGTTTCTCCGCGACTCTGCTTCCCTAACCTTCTGCTCAAACTCAACCTTGTACCATTCATCGTCCAACATCGCTTCATGAAATTTGGGTAAGGGAATCCTATGCATGTCTCTTCACCTTCTTAATCGTGCAATTCTGGCTTCGAGCTCCTTGACCTTCGCCGTCAGCGTCTTGTTGTCCCAGACTTCTGATTCAGCTTTCCTCTTGTTCATCTACTTCACCACGAGGATGCTTATGAGGTCTCCAGCCGCAGACGCCGCTTGTTCAGCGTAGGCGAAAGCCCTGCTATAGTAAATAGTGTACGTTGCAGTGCCACCTTCGTCCACCGCTTGGTCACTGAGCGCCAAGACCCTGCCTTGACTATCTCCACCGTAAACAGCCTGACCTCGCCCAACAGCTCCACCAACAGCCACCTTGACCCTGCCTCTGACGAGGACGGGACACATTTCGCCAGCGGCGGCGTCTTTGGTTGCGATGCCTATGCAGTTTTGGGCTGAAGTTGCTGGGCTGACTTTTCCATCAGCGCTTAGGTAAACAGCTTGTCCCTTCGTGATGGCGGCTGCAGCTTCGTAGCTGATAATCAAAGCGCCTGCTAGAGGCTCTAAAACATCTCCTGCAACCAGGTAGGTTAGCCCTGTGAGGTCAGCCATCTATCTCTCACCTATTCAGTGCTTTCGGTTTCGCCGAGTTCATCCTCGGCTACTTCCTTCACAGATCAAACCTGTGACCATGATTCCGTTTCCCGCAGAATTTTGAGGTTTTCCTGCACGTAGCGTTGGGGACCCAGAGTCCAAGACTTCCAGACTCGTGAAGGCGGAATGGCGCTCCTAATAGATTCCCGCAGCTTCTCGTATCTGTTCTTCCAGGAGGCTTCTTCCCTGACCTGTCGCTTTATCATCTCAGCCAAGCGAGCCTCCACTTCGGCGAGTCTCTTGCGTAAACCAGCAATAGATTCCGTCTGCTTCTCAGAGGTTCGGTTCTGAACGGTCTGTGAAGGTTCACTAGCAGAAAGCGGGGATGGCGCCCTTACACCTCCTAACGTCGCCTGTTGAAGGGTGTCAAGTCTGGCGTTAATGACGTCGATTCGGTTAATGATCTCTTGAAGCTGCTGCTCTAGGGCTTCAACGCGCTGGTCAAGGGGCAAGGCTGGCGCCACAACGAGCTGCTCTTTACCACGAGAATTCTTATGGATGCTCGTAGTGATTTGCTCCCAGAGCTTCACATAAGCGTCTTTGTCGCCTGGTGGAAATCTTGTGAGAAAATGGACGCTTGTAAGTTCGAAATTGCGTGCTGCCACGCCGTCAACGTATTCAACCCTTCCACCCGGACGAAGCCAATCCAGCTCGATGCTTATGCCCTTAAACTCTTTTCGGCGAATTCTTTTGGCGATCTGGTCGTCTACGACGCCTTCAAAGCAGACGCCATTCTCTTCCTTACAGTACCAAGCCTTGGTTATAACGTTTGGCGGAGGCAAAACAAATCGATGGTCGATGCCGAAGGGTTTGCCCACCAGCGTAGGAGCAGCTTTCTCCAACTCCTCGCGCAGATAAACATGAGTCATGCCCTCTTCTGGATGGAAAATCCTTTTTGGATGTATCGCCACACCACTAACGCGGTTGCCCTTGAGCCTAAAAGCCTCACAGAACAGGTGTAGTTTCTGAGCTTCACTCTCACCCACAAAAATGGGCTTACCAGCCCTTTTGAAGGCATCCACGCAAATGGCAAAGGCGCTTCCCTTTTCGTGACCTTGCTCCATAACCCGTTGGATACACGATTCAAATTCTGCTGTGTGTCTTTTTTCTGTCAAATACATCGCTCCCAAGCAAGCCATTTTAGGCTGTTATTTAATAAATAAAGCTGAAATATAAGGTGAATTTAAGAAATAAAAGAAATTTAATAAGTAATATTTAAAAGAGGTTTTAGCTTTTCTTTTTGTGCATTTCTTTCCATTCTTGGTATTTCTTCAGCGCATCCTTGATTTGTTGAAAGATGAAGTCTGTGGAATTCAGAAAGGGCGCCTTTATCTCTTTGAGGGCTTCATCTAATGCTTCTATGTCGGCTTTGGGAACAGCTATATACTCGAATTCTCCGCTTAGCTCTGTGAGTCTATGCCTTACGGCGTCACGAATAAAATCCTCAGCTGAGGTATAGCCTAGATCGCTCCTTTCACAGATGAATCTTTCAACCTCGGCGATAAGCTCCTTCGGCAGTATTATGCCAGTTTCCAAAAGGATCTTCACGGCGTCTCCTAGAGTTAGCATCTCCCGAGTTTGTAGCATCAATTCGCCTAAGAAAACCGTCAGCCTCTCTCTTGCATCCTTTGGAATCCGTATTGTGGTTTCTCTGCTCATGCTTTTCCCTCAGGTAAAGGTATTTTATATTTGTTATATGAAAGTTTTTCTGTGGAAATTGTATAAAATGTATAATAAATTCTAAATAAAGCTAATTGTATATAAATTATACAGGGATGAGCATGGCGAAGGTCTACCTCTGCGTAACCATAGACAGCAAGCTCTTCAACAAAATCGAAAGGGAACGCGGAATGACAAAACGCTCCACCTTCGTTGAATACCTGCTCCAACTGGGCTTCAAAACGCACACCAGCGAAAAGACAGCCAAATGCATGGTTCTTCGCCGCGGAGATGAAGGGAGAGGTCATGAGCTGGTTTAAACAAGGTTTCGGACGTTTTGTTGAGTTTTTCCGCGGAGCCTCCACGCTGCTTACGAGCGAACAGAAATGGTTTGGAGCTGCGCCTGAAATAGGCTTCGAAAACATGTGGAAAGTCTACATCGCTCAGCCAGCCGTGCGAACAAGCATTGAGTTTCGAGCAGACCAGATCACTGGCAGCGGCTTCTACACCAGCATGAACGCGGATTACAAGGAAACTTTAGACGGCAAAACAGCCAAAGAACACATCGACGAGTTTAACAAAGCCATAGAGCTCGACGAGTTGCTGCAGGCTTCAGCCCGCCTGCTTGTGGGTTTCGGCAACTGCTTCTGGTGGCTACGAGACATAGAAAACCCACAGGTTGATTTGATTCCCATTTTCCACGTGAAGAAAATCCTTTTCAACAAAAACTTCGAGGCGTCTGCCTTACAGCTCAGCTGGAACGTTAAGCCGAAACAGATTCCTTGGGACGAAATCGTTGCTATGAGACTTCCTCCCTATGACAGGGGCGGCTTCGGACTGGGAGTCTTACAGACCCTCTGCAAATCCCTAGCAGCTCCAGGCGCCGCCGAGACAAGGCCAAGCTTCGCGTCCATCATTGCTGATCTGCAAACAGCCATGATCAAACAGTTCATCAAGTGGGGAGCGCCCAACGAGCTTTGGGTCTTCCCAGGAATAAGCGAGAGAAAACTGCAAGAGTATCATGGAAAAATCAAAAACATTCCATTGAGTGGATACCGCTTCACAACCAACGTCAAGGAAGCACAGGCAAAACCCATAATCGCCGAGAGGGCTAGAGGCTTCGACTTCTACGCAAAGATACTGGTCGACGAATTCTTTCTTGCATTACAGACGCCTTTGCCAAAATTCTTCACCGAACGAGGCTTTACCCAGGCAAGCGCCGCCGTAGCCAAAGAAATCGACGAATCCCGCACAATGGCTTTGCAGCGACTGCTCAAACGAGTCGTGGAGAACCAACTTTGGATTCCAGTCTTGAAGCGGGCAGGCTTTGACCCGGAGCAAGCAAAAGTTCGGTTGAACTGGGGAACACCAGAAAAGTTAAGGTACGAAATCGCTGATGTGTTGCATGCCTTCGAGCTAGGAGCCATATCCCAAAAAGAAACCCGCAAAATTCTAATAGAAGCTGGCTGGTCTCTGGAGACTCAACCAGAAAACATTAGTTCAAGTAAAGTTTAAAGAGAAACCTAAACATCTTTTCTACGGAAACTTTACGAGGCTTTAACG